ACTATGTTCAGGTCCTTGCTGAACATCTGCGCAAAGAACTGCACGTCCGCTGTCCCGTCTGTTGTATCAGAGAACCGTGAGTCACCTATGGCTTCGCGCTTGTAGCACTTGCACCACGCCGCTATCCACTGGTGTCCCCTGTTCCCCCACGGCCGTGCGTACTTCACGCCGCTAAAGATGAACGAGAAGCAAAGGATGTCAAAGCTCTCGTCCAGCTTCCCGGCCAGTAGTTCGAGTACGAACTCATGCAGGAACCAGTCGTCATCGTCCAAGAACAGGACCCAGTCGCCTGTCGCCATCTCGATCCCGCGGTTCCTTGTCAACCCATCAGCGTGGAACTCAACCAACTCGGTGCGTGCGCCGTACGCCTCCGCTATCTCCCTGGTATTGTCCGTGCAGGAGTCGCAGACCACGATCAGCTCGTAGTCCTTGAAGCTCTGCTGCCTGATGGAGTCGAGCGCTTTATGTATGTATGCAGCACTGTTATGCGCCGGAATAATTATCGAAAACTTCATAGAACGCTCCCCTTATCGTCCTGTACTGGAACTGTACGCCCTTGCGCTCAGCCATCAGTGACCTGCGGAATATCTCGAAGTCGTGCTGGCACTCTTCAAAGTTGTCCAGCACCTCATGGATCCGGCGCACTATCGCCCAGATATGCGCGTCCTTGCTGTCGTACTTGTAGTTGTGTCTGAAGTCTTCATGGTAAGCAGCTGCCCCGACCTTACTGGTGATCAGACAGCACCCGCACAAGGCCGCCTCCCTCGGCATACGTTCGCGCCCAGGGAACTCTCCGAAGTCGATGTACAGTTTACTGTGCCGCATGGTGTCGATCACCTGTGCCCGCGTCATATCCTTCACCGGCTTGAACTTCACGTCCGGACACGCGTCCATGATCTTCTTCATGAACGGCGTCGCCTTCACCGGATTATACAGCACCACGTCGGACCGCTCCTCTTCCTCGAACTCCTCGTAGAAGTCCGCGTTCAGAAGGTCGCCGCACTTGTACAGCTTCCTCACCCGGAGCTTATGCAGGAACTCGTAGGCGTACTGTGACTGCGCTATGTGTATGATACTGTCATCGCCCAGGAACTCCCCGCGCTGGTCTGCCGGCGTCCAGCTGGCATATGCGTCAACGCCCAGCCACCACACGGCCGTCACGATGTCCGGATACAACGCCGCGTAGTTCGCCCATATCTCAGGGAACACGATCACGCCGTCATACCCTTTTGGCAGTTCCGTCACATACTCGCACCCGTACCGCTTATACTCCTGCGGCGTCGGGTCTCCCTTGCCGGCGTTCCAGTACCAGATCCGAGCGTCCACGTCCTCCAGCTTGTTCATGTTGCTGGTGAACTCATGGATCGCTTCCGGTCCTCCGGTCGCACAGTTCGCCGGGCATACTGCTAATATATTCATTTACTCGCTCCAGTCTGTTGCGGTCACGCGCCCGCTCGCGTCCACTGTGAACCGCTTCTTCACCCCGTCGTGTTCCTGTGCATGGCACTCACGGCAGAGCAGCTCCAGGTTATCAAAGTTAAGCGTTACCGTCGGGTCGTCCACGTTCTCGGGACTGATGTATACTTTGTGGTGCACAATTTCCCCAGGTGTGATCAGTCCTTTAGCTCTGCACCGTTCACACAACCCGCCCACGCTGGCCGCGTATCTGGCACGGCAGCGCTTCCATGTTTTAGAACTGTATAACCTCTTCGCGTAGTCCTTCATACTATTCGCCGATCAGGTCGTACAGCTTCACGCCGTAGACTCTCGCGGTGTAAGATCCGTTGATCGTTCCCGGTTGAATGTTATTTTGAAAGTGGGCGTCGTGCCCTTGATAATGTTCGCCATGTTCTTGCCTTTCCGCACACAAAAAGGCACCCGTCAATGCGGATGCCTTCCTGTGCAGCAATAGGAGGTTAATGAAAGTGGGAGATACTGATCTTTTACCCTCGTTTCACCAATAACATGTTACCATACCTTTAGTTGCTAAAAGTTGCTATCTTTACTTTTCCAGGTACTTTTTTTGGAACGCTGCCAGCGCCTCGCCGTGGATGTGGCACGTGCGCTCGAAGCTCCTGTGCATCATGACCGCGATCCGGTCGAAGGTCAGCTGCTTGCCCCGCTTATCGGTCGTAAGGTATCGGAGCGTGAGCAGCTCGACGTGATCCGGGTTGTCCATGCCGTTTATCTGCGTCTCGATCCGCAGAACCAGCCGCGAATACTTCAGCACTCGGTCGTTGAACTTGTTCGTCATCTCCGCGACTTCGACCATCGCCTGTTCGAGCGTGTTCTCCGGCGACACCACTACCTTATCCCCGTCGTAGGTGATGCCCTTCACGCCAGACGCCTTGGTGGTCAGGAACTCTATCTGCTGTTCGAGTGATGCGATCTGTCTCCGCATAGCCGGAACGCGTGACAGATACTGCTTCGCCGTCATGACAGTTTCCTCGGCTTATTGGTCCGGAGCATCTTCAGGCGGTTCTCTTTCGCCTGGTCGATCTTCAGCCGGTACTCGGTGTACCGCGGACATTCGTCATGGCAAGCCTCGCGCCGATCGGGACAGTCCTTGCATGGCGACGGTATGTTCATGAAGCTCATTTTCCCTTGTATTCCTCCTTGTCAGGTTCTTCCTCTGCGTATTGACACGCATCGCAGTTCATCGGACATTCGTGGTAATCACACCGCTCAGGATCATACGACCACAGGTGACTCATACTACAGCTCATCCTCTTCTCCTCTCATGTCTGCTCCGCAGCACGGACAGAAGTCCGACATGCCGTAGGTGTTCGACTTCCCGCAGGCGGAGCACACCCACTGATTCTTGAAGAAGAGCTTCTCGTTCTCGTCATAGACATGCGTCCATCTGCCGGTGCGTTCTGCGGATGGCAATTCACGCATCGCTTCTCCGATGCAATAAGCGATACTGTACTGCGGGTTTGCGAGTCTATGCCAATCTACGGCTGCGGATACCGCCGTTTCTATGGCTTCATCACGTTTAATCAGGTCACTCATCCTCTTCTCCTCTCCACGGTTCTGCCCGTTTATTCCATGCTTCGGTTGCTCCTATGAAATCGAATATTGTCCTCTGTCCCGGGATCATGTCTGCCTCTTCCTTTTCCGACTCCATCCGCTTCGCCTTGTAATCGTTGTACTTCTTCCGATACTCGTACGACTTGCCGAAGATGTTCCACGCTGCTTTGACGACGTTCGGCTCGTACTTCCGAATCTTCTCGAGATCATCCACGGCCTTATAGGAAATCGGACAGCCGCAGCATCCTGTGCGCTCAAGTCCGTAGACCTCATACGCGTCAGAGAACCTTATCCCGTACCGTTCCTTGTACCACGCCTTGTCCTGATCGGACACATAATACAGCGGTCGAAGCCTGTACTTGCCGTCTGCCGTCTCCGTGAAGCACAGGGCCGTGTTGTCTTTCCTCGGTACGGAACGCATGCCTCCTTCAGCTCTGCGCTCGCCGGTGATTATCATGTCGTAGCCCTTCTGCACTTTGTGCGCGAGTTGCTTCTTGCAGTATTCGCAGCACTTCGCGCTGATCTTGAAGTCAGGCGGATACTCGTTGATGAAATCCCTCATGTATTTCGACGAGTTGATGACCAGCTGAATGTTCGGCCTCGGCTCTCCGGCGGAGTTGCAACAGCATAGAAAATTGATCACCGACTCACACTTCGGGAACCGTTCGCGCAGCTCCTCTCGCTTCGCTTGTTTGTCTTCTGCTTCGTCGTACTCGTCCGCGATAGAAAGCGGTACTCCCTTCTTCTGCCACTCCGAAAGACCGTACGACATGATCTTCGATACGAACGGCACTCCGCACTTCCGCGTCGCCTGAACGATGTTCACGTCTGGCCGTCTCTCCATGATCTCAACTCCGTACTTCTCCGCCGCGCTCCTGACGTGGTCCTTCGTCGCCTTCATCTCCAGCCCTGTGTTGAAGAACACATATTTGACCGGAGGCAGACCGATGGTCTTCCGCGTCCGTTCGATGACGTCCAATAGAATGTCGCTGTCCGCTCCGCCGGAGTATGAGCAGATGGCGTTCGGATGCTCGTACAGTCTCTTTGCGATGATGCTCTTTATCGCTTCGAACTTTGCCGGGCTGTCGAAGTCTGCGTACGGCGGGCGATCTGTATATACTCGACTTTTGTATTCGCTCAATCGAAAAACCTCCCTTCATCTCTCCACCAGAACACCAGCCCGACGATCAGATCCGCGCACCCGACCGCGAACAAGATGATCCCGATCGGGTCGATGGCCGTCAAAAGCCGCACCATCGCGACCAGCAGGCAGATCATCGCCCAGCATAGGCATGTTACCCAGATCATAGCGAACCTCCGATCTTGGATATGGCTTCGGACGGATCACGCTCTTCGAAGTTGCTGAACTTCGTTTTCGCGCGCGTGCGCGTATATATTCCCTTATATATATCCTTATCCTTTTCCTTATCCTTATCGGTATCGTTTGTATGCGTTTGTATACGTTTGTATTCATTTGTATTCATTTGTATACTGTTGTATCCATCGGCATTCCATCGTTTCTGCACGTTCTGCCGACGCTTCTCGCATACTTCCTCATACTTCCGCTTATCCGCGTCGATGTCCTGACGGATAAGTTTGAAGAGCATGTTTGCGGACTGGTTCTTTATCTCAGGTACTTCGCCGGTCGTAACGTATGAGATACACGCCATCAGAATCTTGCCCTGTTGCGCTGATGTCAGATCACGGAGCGCTGATTCATACTTGGTATAGAATACAAAACTATTTTCTTTTCCCACCTTCGTCTCCTCCAGTAATCAGATCCGCGACGGCCATCTTCAGCTCCTTCACATGCTTCCGGAGCGTGAGGAGCTCCTGATACTGCTTTATGTAGTCATCCAGCAACATTGTCGCCTTCCACGGCTTCCGGCTGCGTCGGTGCATCACGACCGGCACCTCACCCTCTCTCGCGTCGCGGATGGACTGCTCCATCCAGTCGTCGATCATCGTGGTCTCGCAGCGCTTACATTCGATATGGATGCCAGGCACGCCGATCACGTCAGCATCGCCTGAGGCTCCGGAGTACTGCTGCCCGCGTCTGGTGTCGAAGCCATAGCCGGCGAGGATGTGGGAGAGCTCCAACTCCCCCTCCTTGCCCTTGCGTCTTGAATTAGTCATCATTACCTCCCATAAGAACGTACCGGCCGTATTGGTTCGGACCGAATGTATCACGCCCATGCTCCACGATCGTCTCGATCTTGTAGCCCTTCCGGCGGAGCTTGTCGATGTGCACGGCCAGCCGTGTGGTATCAAACAACAGGTACGCCTGCTTCTGCGTGATGCCGTCCTTGCCGTGGCGCTGCATGTAGTCGAGGATCGCTTCCTGCTTCGTCTTCATGCCGCACCTCCTAATCCAGCCCGAACGGATCGTCGAGCGCTTCAGCGTTCTCCCAGTCGTCATTCCTCTGCTGCTTCTTGTCGACGAAGTCAAACTCTTCGATAATCACGTCTGTCGTAAATACTGTGTATCCGTCCCTGTGTACGAACGATCCTGTCTGGATGTGTCCGGTGATGCAGATCTGACTACCCTTGTAAAAGTATTTGCCGATTACGTCGGCCGTCTTGCCGAACGCCACGCACCGAATGAAGTCTGCGTCATGATCCTGCTCCTTCTTCCGGCGGTTGACAGCGACAGTAAAATTAGATATCTGAATCTCGCCGGCCTGTCTGATCTCGGGGTCACGCGTCAGGCGCCCCAATAAAACGACTTTATTCATGTTCTATTTCTCCTTCTTCTCGTAGTTGGCGCGGATCCGCGCGATATTGGTCCTCATAACAACACCCTGCGACTGTGTCAGGTCTTCGATTTTCTTCGCGTTTCGGAAGTGTCCCAAAGCGAACGCGACAGGCACTCCTTCGGCTTCCAGCAGGTTCTCCAGAGCGAAGCGCTGCACAGAAGTCAGAGGTTTGCTTCCGTCCTCTTCCGGCACGTACTCCAGCTCGTCGATCTTGCGCCGGATCTCGTCACGCTCACGCCTGGCGATGTCGTCCTGCTTCCTGTTGGCGTTCTCGACCTCTTCCTTGGATGCGATGGACGCGTCGATCCCGAAGCCGGCGAACCCAAGAGCACGACCGACGGCCGACGTCTCACAGTTCTCGATGTATGAAGTTTTGTTGATGTAGGTGGAGTTCGGCGTCTCGTAGGCCGTGCCGGTTGCCAGTGTCTTCATGTCCGCGTCGTAGACGATGCAGCGAAAGATGCACATGTCCTTGTCGTTCTTCAGCATCTCGGTCACGATCCTCCCGCACGGATGCACCATGCGGAACGCCTTGATTCTTTGGTTGACGGGCGCGTAGCCCTTGCCTTTGATATCCGCGACCTGGATCTGCTCGTTCGCCTCGCGGATCTGCTCATAAGTTGTATTCATGTCATATCCTCTCATTCTTGTGAATCTGCTTCTGTAACCACCGCTGTGCGCACTCCGGACAGAGTCGCCGGCGCTCGATCGTGTAGTATACCTCTGTCTCGATCGGCTCACGGCATGCCGCGCAGGTGTACAGGTTATAGGTGAAATATTCGTCTCTTGCCTGCTGGATGTATTCGATCGCTCCGTATGTCATTCCAGTACCTCCTCGTGATCCGTCTCCCACTCCAGGAAGTCAAAGTTGTCCACGATGCTCTCGACCAGGTCGATTACGATGTATCGATCCTTGTGGTTCTTGTACGCCTTCTCGACCAGCGGCAACAGGCCCTTCCTGAGCGTGCTGATCGCACTCTCAAAGCACTCCTCGCAGTACTTCACATCTCCTACCACGTACGCCGACTCGCCGGTGATGATCTCGCCACATGTGTCGCAAAGTGGCCGGCGGCTCATGTGCTCATACTCTTCATTCTCCCGATATGTCACGTACCTGTACGGATCGTAGCCCGCGGTCATTTACATACCTCTGAAAGCGTGATATTATAGAACTGCCTTCCTTCAGTGAGATGGGTATGGCTTGTGCTCCTGATTATGGTTAAAGCCTTGAGACAGCAGACCATGATCAGGAGCATTGTCATGACCATGAGGAACCGGAACATGTTCTCGTAGCCAGGAGCCGGTCCCAGAAGCGAGAAGAACGCTCCAGCGCATGCCAGCGCGATGATAATACCGATCTGTGTCCTAATACCCTTTGTTTTGATGTTCATCATTTCATTTACCTCCTAATATTCACGTTTACAAAATCTGATTGAGAATGTCTTTGATCATAGCCGTGCCGCTATCCGCTGTGACGCAGGCCGTCTTTTTGTGTCCGTTAGAAAAAGTTGCGACTACATACTCTTCGTAGCTGCGCGTGAACGTTGCCGTGCTGCGAAGAGCTTCTTCGAAGTGATCGATCACCTTGTATTCCAGGTTGACCAGATCGTAGAGGTTCCGAGTCGCCTGCAGCGTTGCAAGTAATAATTCGCAGATGTGTTGTTTGTCTTCTTTCATGTTTCCTCCTAATATTCATGTTAAAATGTCTTTTTTCTGTTCGTCCGTCAGCTGGACGTAGTCTGCGATGATCTTCAGATCCTTGTACCTGATAGTCTGATCGCGCAGCCCCCTCCGGACGTTTCCGGCGCTCATCTTGACTCTTGCGCCGATCTCATCGAACCCGATCCCGAGCGCCTTCGCATTACCGTGGATCGCGCCGTATAGTTTGTTCGTCTAAACCACCTCCTTAAGCTTGCACCCTTTCCGGTTCGACACCTTGTAAGACAGGCCGTTCGCTTTTCTGACAGGATTCATCATCCAGTCATTACAGTTGTAGCCAAATCTCTCATCGTATGTCTTGAGCCTGATCATCCACTCGCGTTCAGGTGTGATCCTCTGCGCTCCTTCCCAAACGAACTCC